GTGATTTCTTTTTTTTCAGTAAAAAAACGTTTTGGTTTTGTTTCGTGTATGCCGTTTTGTCGCATTGCTTCGGCTCGAATTGTTTGACGTACCGCATTGCGTTGTGAGACGTAACGGTGGCCGAGTGTGTTATTGCATTTAGCGCAAATGCCACGAAGGTTTGACAACTCGTGCCCACCGCCTGCGTCTATTGGAATGATGTGATCGACTTGGGTGCTGGGCTGCCGGTTGCAAACTGTGCAGGTCGGTTGCTCGCGTAATATGACGCCACGGTTTTTGGTGTACTCGTAGTCGTGGTGGCTTGTCATGCTCACGCCCTCGCGTTGCTCGGTTGTGCTAGCGCGCGCTGTCGCGCTTGCTGATGTTTGTTAACGCTGACCATGTTGTCAACTTTATGTTTGTGGTTTGTTTTTGTTATGTCAATCGTTGTTGTTGTGATGAAAGCCTAATGCGCTAAGCCCCCCGTCGTCTGCCTCACTCGACACCCTAACTCTTTAGCGCAATTTGCCTGACCACGTGTTACCACGCGCGTCATCTACCCACGCTCTCCGTGTGTTACCTCACACGATTGCACTCGTGCGGGTCATGCCCATTATTTAGTTTTGTTCGCTTGCCTTTAACGCGTCAATCACTTTACTAATATCACGTTTAGTCAACTCGCCCGACGTATGCACCTCACGGCCTAACGTCGCGCTAATAAACGTTTTAAGATCGTCGCCTTTAAGCCCCTGCCCGTTAGCCAACGCCCGCATCATGCCCAACTGTTTAGGTGACGCATACTCACGCTGTGGCTCGTCAGGGAATGGCACTTCAACATCGTGCATTGGTACAACCGGGGCGAGCCTGCCCGTGGGTTGACGTGATTGCGCGGCCTCAACCTCGTTACGTGACGCAATCGACTTACTAATACCAAACCCCATGTAGCCGAGCGCACGACCAAGCGCCGACGTAAACCCGACCTCGTTTTCGCTCATCTTTGTGTACGGCGTACGACCGGGGTATATCTCACACGCTGACGCGATCGCTGGTATCGGGTCGGCAGCGTCACGCCACACCGTCACCGTGCAACGAATAAAACACGATTTGTCAGGCATTTCGATTATTTCGCGCTGAGTTTCTTGTATGCGTAGATCAGGGTATTTTTGTAGCGCCATGCCAAGACGTGTCGGTACGTCGACATAGTTGTCAAGATTAAACCCCGTCATAGCGACTGCCAAATTGTTAAACGTTGCGCGTGATCGTGTTCGCCGCCACGCTCAGCATAAGCAATCTCACCCGTGTTTTTAATAACGCCCTGACGCTGAGCAACCAATAGTCGAGCCGTCATGCCTTTAGTAACCGGGAACGTTGCGCCAAGCTCGTACCAAACTTGGTCGGCTGTAAACCGTGGCAACATACGTGCCATTTTGCGTATCGCCGCGTCAACGCGATCTTGTTGCTCGGGTGTCCATTTGGCATTTGCGCTGGCTTGGCTTTCGGCCATTGCGATACGCATACGGTTTTTGTCGTGTTTAGTTAGCACGATGCACCATGTTTTCTAAACGTTGTATTTCTACTTCGTTTTCGTTTAAGCGCAATTGCTTAATGCCGATCTCGATGTCACGCTCTTTAACACGTTCGTGCAGATCGTTGATGATGCTCAACAAGTATTTTATTTCTATGCGTGTTTGGTTTAGCACGTCGATCAACTCGCCGTCGTCTAATACGTTGCGGTCGTCAATCTCGTGTTGGATTTTGCGTAATGTGCTACGCGCCGCCAATTCCCACGGGTTGTAGATCGGCACTTTGTTTTGTGTGATGTCGTTCATCACTTGCATTAATGCTTTGAACTGTGGGTCAGTTCTCGGGTCGATGTTCTCGGTCATCTTTTGCCTTTCGTTTGTTGGTGACTGACATTATCAGGTACGTGTACGCGGTTAGCACACTTGCAAGGAATAGGTGTTTTAAAGTGACCATGCGCGCCACCCATTCGAGTATCTAAAGATCGCTAAGGCTGACCGTAAATTGTCCTCTAGGTCAAATAGGTCGTCGCAGGTGCGTATTAAACCGTAGGCCTGCAAATAGCCGTTTGCGTAATACTTTGACGGTTTGCACCAAAACTGGTTGATCTGCATAACGCCGTTTGACCCGCCGTTAGGGTCACGCGGGTTAAACGCGTCAGGTTGGCAACGGCTCTCACGATACGCAACCGCAACCAATTGGGTTAAGTCTTGCTCGGCCCAGCCGACGTGTCGAGCCATGTCAAACACCGTCTGACACGCATCAGGTTGCGTTATAGGCGTAGTAACAACCGTGGTCGGTGGTACAGGCGCTGCAGGCTCTAAACCTTGCCATACGGTTATTGGCGCTGGGCGTAGTTCTGCCGGGGTTGGGGTTGGTGGTTTGTGTAGTACGAATATTGACGTGACGCTAATGAATAGCGATACGCCGATTTTGGTGATGAGTGTCATAAGTGACCTACTTTCTCGGTAGGTCTTTAACCCTAGACGGGTTTTGGTGGTGATGTGGGGAATGCCCCAAAAACCGCGTCAAATCGGGCTTTTACAATGTCAGGGTTGTGTGCAAGTAGTGGCTCGATCTCGATGTGATACCAGTCGCCCTGCTCGACGCTTGGTAGCGGTTTCCATGTGCCACGATCGCACCGCCATGACCGTTGCAGCTGATAGTCGATCACGAGTTGTATGCCTAAGTGGTCGGCGTTTTGTAAACATTTAATAATGAACGCAAGCGATGTTTTGCGGCCGTCTTGTTTGCCTAAACGTTTTTGATTAAGCCAACGGTACGACAAATCCATTGCCAACCCTCGAGCATGATTACTAACTACGCCCGGGCGTGTCCGCATATCACGATTAACCCAAAGCCCGTTGCACCAAAGCGACCCGTTGCTGTTTTTGCAAGCCAAATCTGACCAAGTGCGTGTGCCTGCTAAACCGCCTTTAACAACTGGTTGCTGTATGACGACGTACGGTTTTGTCAATTTTTGTTGTCTTTGTCGTCTTTGGGTATGAATATGCAGGCTAGATCGGGGTCACCGATTTTGGTTGATAGCCAAGCCAGCACGGTTGAAATCATCGGTACAAGTAGCGCGATCAATGCTGGGTCAACGTTGTTTTGTGTCGCCCAATAAATAAACAAACCGATCAAACCGCCTTTAGTTGTTTGGTCGCCTATCTGTCGACGTGACCGGTTAATAGGTTTGCGCGCCATAATTATTGCTCGTCGTCAAACTCAATTATTGGCGGCGGTACAAATTCGCCGTACTTGCCAACATTTGCGTCAAATGTGTAACCGATACCAGCGTAATGTCCGCGAAAATTTGCGTTGTAACTTGTTTGCAACCACTCACCCGTCAAATCTAGCGACGCAATAAACGCCTGACCGATTGGTTCGCTTTCGGGGAATTCGCCGCCACCGCAATCATCATTAGCGACAACAATTACTTGTTCAACTTTATTGTCATCAGTTATTTTTGCGAAATGTGCCATAACTAAACTTTAAACCTGACGTATACAACACCGCTGCCACCTGCAGCGCCGCCACCACCTGTCGAGCCGCCACCCGCGCCGCCACCCGTGTTAACTGTGCCAGCCGTACCAGCCGCACCCGACCCGCCTGCACCGCCGCCGCCCGCACCACCGCTACCGCCTGTAGTACCGCTACCGCCGCCGCCACCTGCACGAGTAATTGACGAACCAACAAACGCCGTTATGTCTGTACCTGCACCACCATTACCGCCAACACCCGACGAACCGTTTGACCCTGCGGCGCTGTTTCCACCGCCACCGCCTGCACCGTTCGTTGTGCCTGTGCCACCGTTTTTGCCTGTTGTGCCGTCAACAAACGCCAAACCTGCACCCGCACCCGCTGAAATACCAAGACCGCCAGCACCGCAAGCACCATTACCAGCAGCGGACAAAGTTGGCGAGCCGTCGTTGATTGGTGCGCCGCCGCCGCCCGTTGCCGACACGTGCGACAAACCCGAACCTAAAACACTAGAAAAACCTATATAGCCGGGCGAGATACCTGATGTGCCACCTGCGCCGCCAGCACCGATCGTTACTGTTGCGTTTGCTGTCAGATAAATAGTTTGCTGCACAATTTCACCGCCGCCACCACCGCCACCACGATACGAAGTATTGTTGCCGCCTGCGCTGCCGCCGCCCGCACCCACCAAACAGACATCAAACAAACCCGCTTTAGTAACTGTCAAAGTGCTTGAACTTGTAAAAGTCAAAAGTGTGTAATTTATGCCGCCAACCGTAATGCTCGACGATGAACCACCTGTAGCCGTGCCATAACTTGCACCCCCACCGCTAAAAAAAATAGCAGCGCCAGCACTTGTAAAGTAAAGCGTGCCGCCCCCCCATTGCGCCAATGCCAAACTGCCTGCTGTCGTGACTGTTGCTGTGCCTGCCGTAATCGTGCAAGTACCCGCACCAATGTTTTGAATAAACAAAGTGTCACCTGCATCAAACAAACTTGTATTTACCGTGATCGTTGTTGCGCCTGCCGCGTTCATCACAACTCGAGTGCCTTTATCGGCTGCAACCAAAACATAACTAGCAGTCTTTGTTGAAACTGTCCAGTTGTAATCGTTTGCCTGCAAACTGTCCATTTGCGCGGCCGTCAAAATTTGACCTGCTGTAAAATCTTGTATCGCCATAAACCCCTACTTTAACCTAGCCCGTTGTCAGCGTTGATGATACCGAACGACGGGTCGTCAAGTATTAGCTCGTTAAGCACGATCACGGGCGACGTGTAATAAGTGACGCTATGCCCGCTGTTCACGTTGATCGTATGCTCGATACCCTCAATAGATAGGTTTTGGGCTAGTGACGCTGGGTTAGTGCCGGGGGCAAACGATTTCTCAATAGTGATCGTGTCACCAATGTCGAGAACGGCAACCGTGTCGCGCTGGGCGCTGCTCAGCAACGGAAACCCTGTCGCTAGTGACGTGTATCGTGGCTCAGGGTTAGGGTCAAGCAAATAGGTCGCCAACTCGAGCGCCGCCGTATCGTTATGCAACAAACTATTTGTGATGCTGTAAGTCTGTATAAAGTACGTTGCCTGACTGCCAGCGTCATCAGCGATCTGCGGGTTATTACTGCCCAAGTGTTGCACAACCGCACGGTTAACAACCTGATCGGCTTCAAAAGTTATGCCAACCCCGTTATAAGGTATGTTCGTGCCGTCATCGTGAAAGTCTGCGACGCTCGCGTCAAGTGTTGTGCCGATGCGTGGCTCAAATACAATGTCGCCGTCACGCGACATATATAGACGACCTTGCTCAGCCTCGTTAACTTGCGCCAAATAGCCGAGAACGTTTGTGCCTTGCGCGATCGTAAACGCCGCATCACCGCCAAGCGTCTGTGTGCCAGTACCAATATTGCGGGTAGCGACGGGGAACGCTACTTCGGGTCGGTCAAGTATTGCCGACACACGAACGCTCGACAATTCCTCGCTGACGTTGTACTCGTCTAAATATGTTTGCGATAGCAAATAGAAATCGTCGGCACAAAACACGGTACACGTATCTAAACCGCCTAAAGCGAAGTTGTAGTCATAGTTGACGATCTTGCCGACAAACAAATATTCTTTGACGTTTGTGGCGCTGTATCGAGACAACCGCACCGATCGCATAGGTGCTAAACCCGGCTTAGCCTCGGCCGTGTCGTAGTACGGGCTGTTTTCATCAAACGGCATAAAAATACCGTCGGTGTCAAGCATCGTAAACGTCATAGTGCCAGCACCGAACTGGTCGCCCTGATCGCGTCGCCCTCGACGCACAAACACTTGGTTAATGCCGTCTAACACGCTTGCATATTGTGTCGTGCCGTCAAGCACATATGTTGTGTTATCTAAAACGCCTTGCACCGCGTCATCAAGCAAAAACGCATCTTGCACAAACCCCGTGTCAATCTCTAGGTCATAGTTGCCACTAGCAACGACCGCAACCCCAGCCATTAGACCGCTATCTGTAAATCAAGTGGCCCTGACACGCGCTGGTAAGCGAGCAAACTATCTAACACGCTTTGCCCAATCTCAGCGCTAGTCGAAATACCGCCCGTCACGTTGATTGTTACGCCGCCGCTACCACGCGCAGCGATACGTTCAGCCATACCAAACTCAGTCAATGCGCCTTGAATTGTTACTAGGTCGCCGCCACCGCCAACACCGCCGCCGCCGCCACCAGCCGAGCCACCGCCACCACCGCCTGCACCGCCACCGCCAACGATTGGCGTAGTCAATGTCGGCATTGACGGGGTAGCAATTGGTTTAGGTGCATATCGCAACGCTGGGGGCAAATCTGAAACTGATGCACTTGGCGTAGTTGGTGTAAAACTTGGCAAACTTATTTTGTCAATCAGACCAAGTTTGGCAGCCAACGCAAACACGTCATATAACGGGCCAAGCACAAGTCGAATAACTGCACCAAATCGACCCCAACTTTCAGACAAAGCGTTGGTGCGTTTTTCTAGATAAATCATTGCAGCCGACAATGCAATAATTGCACTTGTTATTGCGACAATTGGGTTTAGGTTTAACGCGATGTTCAAAACAATTATTGCGCTACTAACTGCGGCTATTGCTTTTGCTGCGAATAAAAATTGTTGTGGGTTTTCGGCCGCCCAAGCAGCAAATTGTTTTAATGGTGGCAAAATTGCTTGCACAACTGGCAACAAACCTTTACCGACTGCTACTTGCAGATCGGCTAATTGTGCTTTAAGTATTCGTGAACTATTTGCTAAACCGTCACTTGTTCGAGCAAAATCGCCTTGTGCGTCAGTCGTTTGCTCAAATATAACTTTTTGCGCCGCAAGCACTTTTTGTTGTGCGGTTAAAGCGCCGCTACCCTCATAAATTCCCAAACTAAGCGCAGCACTTTTAAGAGTTGCGTCATCTAACAAAACACCAAATCGCCTTAAAGGTTCTGCTTCGCCTCGTAATGCTGCGCCAATCGCGTTAATTGCTTCCTCAGGAGTAGTGTTATTGAACGACGCAAGATCGCTAGCAAGAGCCGTAAAATCGTTGCTAAATTTTGCAAGTTCTAAACCCCCTAAACCAGCCGCTTTGCCGAACGTGCCGAACGTGCCGGCCGCTTGCAAAACGGCGTTTTGTGATTGACCTAACGATGTTGCCGCCGTTTTAGCAAAATTTTCTATTTCTTTTGCGCCGTCAGCAAAAATAACGTTGACTTTGCTCAAATTTTCTTCGAGGTCTGACGCAGCCGATATTGCTGGGCCTGCTGCTGCTGCTAAACCAGCAAGTGCCGCGGCTGCTGGTAGCGCTGCTTTTTTGATTGCAAATTGTGCTTTTTCGCCGACCGTTTCTAATTGCTTAAATTCTTTGATTGCGCGTTCAACACCTTTGCCGTCAAACTCAGAAACAATAGGAATACCAAGAGCCATGATTACAACTCGCTTTGCACGGTGCGCATAGTTTTGGCAATCATCTTTGTCATTTCGGCTTCGATACCGCGACGCGCTCGATAAACGGCTGGGCCAATTAGTCGAGTGCGACCAGCGCCAACAAACCCAAGCGCGTTACCTAATTTGTTTGCGTTTGCCCGACCAGCACTTTCAAAAATTGCTGCGCCGGGGTCTTTTTGTTCAATCAAAATTACGCCCACCGCACCGCGTCGGGTATCAAAACGCATTTTTACGCCGTTTTGTGCTTTGGTTACGGTAAACGGAAAATTTAATCTGCTGCGCCCTTGTTCGCGCCAACGATATTTCATGCCCGATAACGCCAAAGGGTTACTCGGATCGTTTAAAGGTTCGTACGCTTTTTTTGCCGCGTCAATTGCTGGCTGTGCAATTGCGGTTGCGTCAGCCTTAAAATCTTTTTGCAATTCAGGGTCAATTTTACGCAACGCATTTATTGTGTCTTTGACACCAACCATTTCAATAGTTGTCGATACTGGCATTGCGCTACCTCTTTTGCTTATTTAATATCGTAATGACTGTAATTAGGTCGCGCGTGTCAAACTCAATTGCCGTAGGCCAGTACCCTGTTGCAACTAACAATTCGGCTAGTTGCCGTCGGTAACTGCCTACGCCGTATGGTTTGGGTCTGTCTCGTCGATCGCCTCAATTGTCATGTTCGGGTTTGCTTTAACCCAGTCGCGATATGTTGCAGGCATTTTTTCGCCGCTAAGTTTCAACAAATTGTACGCCCAGCAAACTAGATCGGTGTAGCCGATGCCTTTGCCGTCGCTAATTTTGCGACCCTCAGTTTTTTCCCACTCGCAAATAACAAACATATTGGTTGTTAATTCGAGTGGCGCTGTGCCGTCTTGTAGATCGACTTTTAGTTTTAATCGCATTGCCTGTTCCTGTTCTCGGCCAGTATTGGCACGTTAGATCATGTTACGTCAACTGTGTACGAGCCGCCCACAAGTTCGATGTCGTATGTTGACAATTCGCCAAGGTTTGCATTGACAACTGGTAACGCGCTCAAGAACGTGTTGGTCAATTCAAAGCCGGGGTTTGTTGCGGTGTTGCTTCCCGATGCTGGGGTTACTTTGATGTAGCACTTTGTACCGACCAGCGCTGACAATGTTGCGTAACTCTCTGACGATGCGTACGACGCATACAAAGTCAACGTTGCGCTGTTTGATTGCAGGCCTGCGGTGTTGGTGCGGGCAGTCGAGCCGAACGCGGTGTCCTCAAGTGCTTCGACAACGTAATTGACGGTGACTGCGGATACTTGGTCGGTAATGTCGGTTGTCGCTGCGCTTGACGCACCGATTAAAACGACTGGGTTTGATAGATAGGTGCTAGTTGCCATGTGTTAATCCTTTTGTCTTGTACCTATAGTTTTACCATAACAATTGCCTGTCGGTGTGTATTACGCAGTTTGTGCTTGTACACCGACCGATAGGTCGTAGCACGGGTATTCTTGCCCGCCTATGTCAAGTGTGCCGGGGCGACCCGACATGACAATTATTGCCGACCCCAAAACGGTTGCCGTGATTTGCAATATTTCGCGCAACACGGGTAACCCTGCTGGGCCACTACCAACAACTTTGATCGGGTAGTCCATGCGTACGATGTTGCCGTTGCCAGCAGTTGTCGTAAAACTTGGCGCTTGAATAAACACACAATTTGGCACAAGTTTCGTTGGGTCGGTCACGACACGCAACGACGTTATCGCGGTAAGCGTCGTAGCGAGATCGTCTAGCGTCTCGTTAAATAGATCGGTGTATGGTGCGGGCATCAGGCAACCGCAGGTCGGTCAATACCTAACAACTGTTTAACAATCGGGGTCAACGATTGCTGGGGTGCTGTACCCATGCCGTCAAACGACGCAAACACGTTCTCGAGCGAGCCACGCGAACGCCACAACGCCGCGCTGTACATCAAAGTGCCGAGCGTGACATCACCGCTAGGCGACGTGCTAAGGCTGTCGTTATAGCCTGCCTCGGCTCGACGACGACTACAAAACTGGTTGCCAGCGCTAACGGCCTGCGTGATCAGCGTGTAATCATCTGACGGGTTAGTGATCGATACACCCAAATAGGTGACTAGGTTTGCTGCCGTAATCCACGAGCAGGTCGGTGTGAACGCAACCGTGCCGGTGTAGATCGCCGCAAACTCGACATCGTCACCCGTGCAAGCGTAAAGCAACTGGTTAGGTATTGCGATCGTCGCGTCAAATGTCCACTCGCCAGTTTCGCTGTCAACGCCCGTGTATTTGTATTGCGGGCATTTTAAGACCGTGAACGTGCCGTTAAACGGTGCGCCTAACGCGCCTACAACTACGCTGTCGCCAACTTGTATGTCGGTTGGCTCAAGCGTAGATATGCAGGCGTAGTTGCCTAACAACTGTTTTGACGCTGTTAAATATGTTGCCATAGCGGTTACGCCGCTACTCGACTAACCGCTAACGACGATGTATTTAACCATGTCGCTGTCAGCGATGAACGTTGCAACGTAGCCGTAGTAACTGAATGTTCGGCCAAGTGTGCCC